AAAAACTAAACTATTTAATTAAATGCCAAGAAAAGCTAAATCTACTAACGTTAAAAAAACTATTAAATTAGAAGAAACAGAAATAGCTAAACCTACTAAATACTTACCAACAATTAAAATAGGTGAACCTACATTAGGTGTAGAACCTGAATTAGTCACTAGAGTTGGTCTTGGTAGTTTAGAAGTTATAGATAATGGTAGAACTACTTATACCCCTTAATTATGGCTAAAGCTAAAGAAGAGAAGTTTGATGAATTACATAACCTTGTCACTAATGAATTCCTTAAACGGGTTAAAAGTGGTGAGGCTAGTACTCAAGACTTAAAAGCAGCCTGTGATTGGCTTAAGACTAATGACATAACAGGTGTTGCTTATGAGGGCAGCCCTATAGACAAACTAAATAGAATCCTCCCTAAAGTAGATCCTGAACTAGTACAACGGAGGTTATATGGCTCCAAAACGGG